ACTACCGGGAGATGCGCGGTCGGCGTCTGTTCGACGAAGAAAAGCTCGGCGAGATTTCGAAGCTGTGCCATCCGCCGAAGTGGAAGATCATCTTCGACGAGCGCGGTAAGCCGATCGAAGTCGATCTGGACGGCCCTGGTTGGGAGATTTGGAAGAAGCCGGTCGCCGGGATGAAGTACGCATCCTGCGCGGACTTGTCCGAAGGCACGCTGGAAGGCGACTACACCGCCGCGCCGGTCTTATGCGTGGACACCGGGGAAGTCGTTGCGCGGTATCACGGGAAGGTTGAGCCCGGAGACTTCGCCCGCGACTTCAACCTGATGGGCCGGTACTACAACACCGCGCTGCTCGGGTGGGAAAAGAACATGCAGGGCGCGAACGTCTACGACGTGCTGTTCAAGCAGATCCACTACCCGCGCCTCTACAAGTCCGAGAACTTCTCCGGGAAGATCCAGACGGACCTCCAGGCGTACGGGTTCCGTACGGACAAGAACTCGAAGATGACGGTGATCCAGAACCTGCGGGACGCCATCTCGGACGGGGTGTGCAAGCTGTTCGACGAGGAGACGGTCAATGAACTGCTCCAGTTCGGCTACATCCGAAAGGAGGATTCGTCGTCACGGAACTACGGGATGGGGGCGATGTCCGGGCACGACGACTTGGTAATGGGGTTGGCGCTGACGTGGCACATCTCGCGCCGGGTCCAGGTCGGCACCAACAAGCACCTTGAGCCTCAGAACTTCGGGGACTGGTTGGAGGAGGAGACGTTGAACGAGATGAAGAAGAAGAAGCGCCCGGCTACCGTTCGAGGCGGCGTAATCAGGTAGGTCTTGCTTTGGGTTGAAGTTGCTGGCAAGTTAACCGGCAGGAGACACCCAAATGGCAAACAGTCCGGTTAGCCCGCATTCGTCCCGCCCGTACGGGTGGAGCCTTCTGAGTGAGCTTGGCGAAACCGCCACGGAATCTCTGTCATGGGCAGCAGTCACCGACCACTGCCAAGACATTTCCAACGCAACGACCGCGTGCCGCATTTGGCGCGGGTTGACGCCTGGGGCTGAATACCTGATCTGGGCCGTGGACACCGCAGGGTCTGGTGCCGCGTCCGCGAACTTCCGCATGATCTCGGCGGCAACTGCGGTCGGCGCTGCGTACGACGGCACGACGTTCCCCGCCGCGATTCTCACCGGGCCGATCGTGTCGCTGCGCGGTATCCCGGCGATGGTCTACAAGATGCCGCCTGGACACACCTATCTCGCGTTCCGAAACACATCCTCGACCGCTCACAAGATTTCGATTGCGAGGGCGATCTGAACGGAACGATCACATGCTCGATCTGCAACGAGGTCATCCCGTTCCGGCTTGAGCTTCACGATCGGACGTTCAGCCTGACTGGTGCGATCATTCCGTTCTCGGATGAGTTGAAGGTGGAGTTCTACCGCCGTGGAGTCGAAGCCCTCTGTGTCGCGTGCTTCCAAGGAAAGAGCGTCGTCCATGAATCCTGAGAAGATCATCCTGGCGATGATTGCGAATCAGCAGGAGACGACGAAGTTCCTGATGGCGCTGATGGAGAAGGAGCGTCGGTTTTCGAACGAGCGCGAGAACGACATCTGGCGACGTGCGGAAGCTGACAAGAAGGTTCACCGCGATCACGCGGATACTGCGATCAAGGACGTGCTGAAAACGAAGATCGTGTCGAAGTCGGTGAACGAAGGACGCGGAGTTCCAGCACCGGTTCAGCAGACGATGCCGTTCGTGACGAATGGCTCGGCTCCGAGCAAGCAGCGGTTCCGCCCTGGGATTGACGACGCGGCTACGCCGTGAGGTGACGCATGTTCGTTGACGGCAAGTTTCAATCGTTCGGTGACAGCGGCCCGATGGGCTACGCCGGAGCGATGGACTTTTCCCCGCAGTTCCAGAACACGCTTCCGAATCCGCCGCAGGTTCAGGTTCCAGACTTCAACCAGTACCAGGACAACGGCCAATCGTCGCAGAACTTCGCCAACATGGGGAAGGGCGCGGGCGATCTGTTCGGGATGCTGAACGACATGGGCGCGTTCGGTGGCGAGTCCGGTGCTGCTGGCATGGACTACGGCATCGGAACCCCGAGCGCGGGAATGGAAGGACTCGGCGGAATGCCGGGTGGTGGCGGCGCAACTGGCGCTGCCGCCGCTGGTCCGGGCGTCACGACTGGTGCCGGGATCATGGGGCCAGCCGCAGTTCTCGCGCCTATCGGGAAGGCGACGGCTGACGCCACGCTCGGTGAGGAAAACACGGATCTGAGCAAGCCGAAGAACTGGCTGCTGTCTGGTCTTGGCGGCATGGGCCGCGACTCGATCATGGATCTCGGCTCCGGGCTACCGCTTGGGTCGATGCCGTTCAAGGTCGGCAAGTCCACGGGCAACAACCCGTTCGGGGCAACCAACTTTTTCGGTGGCTTTGGGCTGTTCGGATGAAGCGCAAGAACGGAGACATCGGGGCTCAGACCGACCGCGAAGTTCGTCGCGGTCCTGGGCTCGTTGTCGTAGACGGCAAGATTCGGAAGGTGAAGCGTGGCAGTAACCGGCCAAGTCGTTGAGTCTCCGTTTCGCAACCGGACCAAGTGCGAAGTTCTCGTCGAGATCGCCATTGACGGAACCGGCGCAGGCACCGCCGTAGACGTGAACCTCACGGAAACGTTCACGAACTCTCCGCAGACCAAGATCGTTCTCCCGCTCGGGTGCGACGGAACCTGGACCGCGACCTACAACTCCGCGACTCCGAAGATCACGGTTGACTGCTCAAGCGTCGGGACGGCGTTTCAGAGCAAGAACGTGGAAGTCATCCTCGTGGCGTACGACACCGTATGATCGACGCAACCACGCTTCCATCACCGCCCGCACAGCCGCTCACGAACAGCGATTCCGAGTCGGACACGCTCCGATTCATCTACGAGTGTTCGGGCGCAAACGACCCACACCTCTATTCCATGCGGGCGTCCGCGTACACGCAGATCCTGTACGCGCACGGCTTGCAGAGCTACGCCTACTCACTGACGCAGGGCCGGATGGTGGACCTGCGCGAGTTTGGCGACGACTCGCTGAACGTCATCTTCAACGTCATCCTGCCGATCGTCGAAGGTCAGAAGTCTTTGCTTCTGTCGCGCCAACCTAAGCGCGACATCTATCCGACGACGCAGGATGACCGCGACATTGAAGCCGCGCGGTACGCATCGGACCTGCTGCGCTGGCTCGATCAAACGTTGTGCGTGGAGGAGGTCGCGGCGGAAGCCGCTGACTGGTTGGTCAAGACCGGCAACGTGATTCTGTTCGACGGTTGGGACCCAACCGGCGGGCGGTTCCTCACAACTGCCGACGGTCGAATGATCTTCGAAGGCGAGCCGATCCATCGCGCGGAGTCGATCTTCGCGTGGGCGTTCCATCCACACGCCAAGTCGGTGAAGCACTCCCCGTTCGCGCACAACACCTCGTACGTCTCGCGCGGGTGGCTGGAAGAACACCACCCCGAGATGGCCGCTGAGATCCCGAAAGACGAAGCCTACGCAACGTCATCCTCGCAGATGTTCGAGCGTGCGCTGCTGAACCTGTCGAGTTCGCACAGCATGTTCTCGGTCAGCGGGAACGGTTCCGAGGTTCCGAAGGGCGAAGGCTTCTACGAGATCCAGACGGTGTACGAGCGTAGCTGCCCGAAGTACCCGGAAGGCCGGTTGCTGATTGCGCTCGCTCGTGGCGGCACGCCTTACAAGCTGCTGTTCTCCGGGCCGAACCCGTACATCGACTACACATCTGGTCGTCGGACGTTGCCGGTCACGCACATCAAGTTGCTGTCGGTCCCGAATCGTCTGTGGGGTGAGAGCTTCGTCCTTCACGCGATGCCGCATCAGCGGGCGATCAACAAGACTCGCTCGGACCTGTACGCGAACGCGCACCTGAACGGGAACCCGACGCTCTACTACGTCCAGGACGGAATCGCCCCGGAGACGTTGACGAACGAGATCGGTTCGATTGTCCCGATTGCTCCGGGCTCAACGCCGCCTGGGTATCTGCAAGCCCCCGAGATGCCGTCGTACGTCATCCAAGGCGAAGCGGCTGCGCTTCAGTTCTTGGACTACATGACGCGCCCGGTCGGTCCGCTGTCGGCGGAAGGCGAGCAGCACATCACGTCCGGCGTTCAGCAGATGATCGTGGAGGAGAGCAAGAAGCTCAAGATCGCGCCGATGGTGCGGGCTTGGGAGATGGGGATCGACTCGTCCACCAAGCGCCGGTTGGATAACTGGCGTGCGTTCCAGAAGATGCCGAAGAAGATCGGCGTTGTCGGCGACGTGAACGGTTGGCGAGAGACGTACTTCTCGGGCGAGCAAGCGTCGGCGAACTTCGTCGTCGAGATCCAGCCGTACTCCTCGATGCCGATGTCGCGGACTGCGACGTTTGCGGAGTGGGTGGAACTCATCAAGGCCGGTGCCGCCCCGATCCAACTCGATCCGGGCATGGCTCGCCAGTTCTGGAAGGACATCGGCAAGCCGGACATGGCTCGGACGTACCGCGACAACTCGGCGGATTACGACAAGGCCATGTTCAACATCTCGGAGATCAAGGCCGGTCGTCCGCGCTTCTGGGAACGTATGGACAACCCGGAGACGCACATCTCGATCTACGAGAACTGGATGAAGCTCGGCGAGTACCGGAAGGCAATCGAGATCGACCCGACGCTGGAGTTCCGCGCGAACATCATGCTCGACTCGTTTATCGCGGTTCAGCAGGCCGCGATGATGCAGCAGCAGATGCAGATGGCTGCGGTCCAGGGCGGGAAGATGGGCGACGAGAACAAGAACCCGATCCAGGCTGGAGCGCAGGCGGCGATGCCAGGCGCTCCGGTCGGCGGCAACGTACCGAGAATGACTCAAGGCTTTGGTCGCGCCCGGAATCCGGTAGCGAACAACGGCGGAAATCCAACAGGCCCTGTGCCGCGCTAGATTCCTGTTGACAGGAAGATAGAAGGCACTTGAAGTGAAGATAGGAGATCAACATGGCGGCTCTTGCTTCTTCCGCGATCACCGTTACGCGCGTCCGCAAGATGGCGGTCGGCAACAAGTTTGAGTCCACGTTCACGGTGACGCTGACCGGCGACGGTTCGGGAACCTGGACCACGGTTGGGCTGGCGATGCCGTCCGGCTGGAAGTCGAAGATCGGGCTTCCGACCAAGGTGGAGACGGTCATCCAGGCAACGCCTCTGGTTGTCTCCGGTGCTTCGCCGAACATTTCGTACACGGGCATGATCGACCTGACCAACGACACGCTTTTTCTGAACGGTGGCGCAGGCACCGCAGCGGACAACCCGCTCGAAGCCCTGCCCTCAACATTCACCCCGGCAGCGGCGGCGTACACGGGTACGTTCATCGCTCGCGGTTACTGAATCCAAGGAGAACTGACACATGGCAGCAATCACCGCTGGCGACGTGACCGCCGCGATCATCGACGCTCGTGCGCTGAATCCGCGTGAGCCTGGAGCACCGAACTACTCGGTCGTTTGCGAACTGACGATCGACCCCGGAACCACGGACACCTACCCGACTGGCGGCATTCCGCTGACGAATCAGTTCGACAGCACGCACGCGCAGTTCCTTGGCCTGGACATCCGCTACCCGATTCGCGGTATTCCGACGGTTGCCCGAATCAGTGACGCGCTGGCTCCGATGTGTCCGGCGTACTTCTACAACGGCGGCACCACGGCGGCTTCGCAAACGTTGGTTCTTGGCGTCACCCCGAAGGATGACGGCACCAAGAGCGACACGTTCATCGAGTATCCGGCAGAGGACGTGACCACGAACACCACCGTCACCACGCCCATCGCCAACGGCGACAAGGACATCAAGGTGACGCTGGTTCTCTACGGAACCCAGAAGGTCTAACGAATGACTGACAACACGATTGCCGCTCATGTCGATGCCGCGATGGCGAAGATTTCTGCGGCTACTCTCGGAACCGAACAACAGCCTGGAGAGCCCGCCTCTCCTGCGCCGGTCGCGGAGACGCAAGCCGAGCCTCAGGCTCCGGAAGCTCCTGCGGAACCGGCTGCTTCGTCCGAGCAGAAGCCGTCGTCGGTTCGCGGTCCCGATGGCAAGTTTGCTAAGGCTCCCGAACGAGTGAAGTTGCCGTCCGGCGACGAATACTCGCTCGCGGAACTGGAAGCGATTGCCGCAGGACACAAGGCGTCGGAAGTGCTGAAGGCGAAGCTGGATGAGCAATCGACCGGCGTTCGCCAGATGTACGAGAACGCTCAGAAGCTGGCCGAACAGGCCAAGGCCGAGCGTGCGGAGACTGAGCGGCAACGTGTTGCGATCCAGCAGGCGCTGTACGCGCAGGAGCAAAACGGCGGTCCCCTGGACATCCGCGAGCACTTGCGTCCTGCGTTCCAGAAGAACCAGCAGACCGGCGACGTGGAACTGACGGAGGAAGAACTGGACCGCCGCGTGGAACAGCGCGTGTCCAAGATCCTCCAGCAGCAGTCCCTGAAGTCGCGGGAGCAGTACCTGAACGAGAACTTCGACGAGTGGGTCAAGACCACCGTGGAATCCGACCCGCATCTGAAGCCTCGCTCCGAGCAGTATGGCTGGTACGTCACCGGCCAGATTCGGAAGGCGTTGGCGGAACGCGGGATGTCGGCGCACGACATGCGCGACTCGGACCTGAAGGCGCTCATCAAGGGCGCTGTGGCGGAAGCCTCGCTCCGGGAAGAAAAGCTCCGCGCTCAAGACGTTGGTTCGACGCTGGACACTCACGCCCGCGCGAACAAGGCTCTCCCGGCTGTCCCGTTGAATGCGGGGACGGCTCTCCCGCAGCAGCCGCAGAGCATGAAGTTTGACGTACGAAAGACCTTCGCCGAGTCGCGTTCGCTAGACGAGGCGTTCGATCGAATGGCCGATCAGGTCAAGTCCAAGTTTGACGAAATCGACCGACTCTCGAAAGAGATCGGCTAAGGAGTAGAGAAACATGCCAGCGACACTCACCAACAAGGACACGATCCTTCAGGACTACTTCGGCGAAGGCGTGACGAACGCGATCAACACCACGACCCAGGTGCTGAACCGTTTCCCGATCTCGCCGAAGAAGTTCGATGGCCGCGTGCTGCGCGAGAACATCGGCTACGCGATGCCGTCGTCTGGCGGCGCGTACGGTCCTTCGCTCGCGGCTGTCCCGAGCGCGGGCACGTCTCTGAACATCGAGACGTACATCTATCACTGCTACATCTACGACACCATCCAGATCGACTGGGACGTGATGGAGCAGACGAGTGGCCCGCACGCCTACATCGACGCCGTGAAGCAGGAGATGACGCGGGTGTCGGAATACCGCGCTCTCGACTTCGAACGGATGATGCTGAACGACGGCTCGGGCTACCTGATGCCGACGGGCTTCACCATCACGGTGACGGCGACGGCTCCGCTGGCGTTCACGATCACCAACGGTGCGTGGCTCGCTCCGCGCTTCCACATCGGCCAGCGCATCGAGGCGTGGACGCTCCGCACGAACGCCGCCGTGAAGCGTGATACCCCGGCTCAGGGCTACTACGTCATCGGCGCGGTTTCGCGCTCGGGAACGACGCTGACGGTGACGTGCGATTCGACCTCGAACTCGCCCGGCACGAACAGCCCGGCGACGGGCGACTACATCGCCAAGGACGAAGCGATCGTCGAGGACGTGACGCCTTCGACCACGAACGCGGGCAACGAACTCCAGGGCTTGGCGTCGATCATCTCGGCGTCGGACCCGCCGCTGGTGACGAACACCAAGGCTGGTTTCGCCACGGATTCGACGTTCCAGAACATCGACTCGGCGAACTCGTACTGGCAGGCCGCGACCACGGACGGCACGGGTAACTACCTGTCGATCGACCTCGCGGAGCAGTGCGCGGACGACATCGCGGTTCACGGTGGCATGGGCAGCGAGAACGTTCAGTTCATCGTCGCCAACCACTTCCAGATCCGCAAGTACCGCGCGTCGCTGTACCCGCAGGAGCGTTACCCGAACTCGGGTAGCGCGGGCTCGTTCACCGCAGGTTCCACGTCGAGCTTCAAGTCGGACGTTGGCCCGATGCTCGGCGACAAGCCGACGGTCAAGAGCCGCTTCTGCGATCTCGACAAGGCGTACCTCGTCGGTCCTGGCATCCAGCACTACGATCTCAAGTCGTGGGGCTTCGCCAACAAGGACGGCTCGATCTGGCGCGTGAACCAGAGCAACGGCGTCCGTCCGGCCTGGATGGCGAACGCCTACTGCTATAAGGCGGTCGGAACGACCAAGCGAAACAGTTCTGGCGTCATCACGGGCCTCTCGACGACCTGACATGCTTCTCGACTCTCACAGGGACACGAACGTCGCAATGGTGGACGCGATGGTCCGGCAATACGACCGGACCATCCGTATCCTCTGGAACAACCGCCTGAAGCGATACGTCGTGGTTCAACACCTTCCGAAGTGGATGCCTGTCACGCCGAAGCTGCGTGGCATCGTCGGCTTGGAAGGAGCGCGTTGCCAGTTCAAGACCATGTTCGTCTGCGAGACGGACGAGGGATACCCTGTGGTCCCTGGGGCTTGGATTGTGCGGCGGCTCAAAGAGGCTTGCCCGCTTGCTGCTGACTCAGACGACCAGCGCCGCGAGATCGAACGCGAGAACGAGGCGTTGGAGCGTGTGCGTCACGAGAACAGGCTTCGTGCCGACGACATGGGCAAGGAGCTTGAGAAGTACGGCGGCATCAGCAAGTACCGGGAAGAAGGCGTTTCGCGCCAACATTTCGACATGGGGTGAGCCGTGACTGAAACGTATCCCGCGACACTTGCGAAGCTGCGGGAGCGTGTTCAGCGCCGCCTGCTGACCGCGAACTCCGGGCAAGTGGATCACTGGTCGGACGACCGTATCCGCGACGCCTTGAACGACGGGCAGCAGGAGATCGCAAACGAACTCCAGCGAGCGTTCGAGACGCGCTACTTCCTGAAGCGGGAAGAAAACCTCACGGTCACCGCGAACAAGATCCAGCTACCTGACGACTTCAGGCGTCTGGTGACTTTCGACAAATTGATAGGCGTTGCTGGCGAGTGGTCGCCGGTTCGGATCGTGTCGCCCGCGCGGCACGCGGAATACCGCTACATCTCGTTTCCTCGGACGACTGGACAGGTCTACCCGCTGGAGGAGACGTGGAGCATTGCCGGTGACAAGCTGGTGTCACACGGCTCGGCTGCGGTCACGGGCACCTACCGGATCTGGTACATCTACCGCGTCCCGGATCTTCAGCAGGACGAGGACATTTCCGCGATCCCGCCCGAGTACCACGACGCGATGGTGTTCTACGCCGCGTCTTTGATGGCGAGCGATGCCGGGATGAAGGAACGTGCCGCAGACATGATGGCGCGGTATGACCGCAAGATCATGGAGATGCACAAGACGGCGACTCAGGTTGCGCTGACGCAGCAGCACCGTATCCGTGACGTTCGGCGTTGGTGGTGAAGCGTGGGTAAGAAGCACCTTCACCGGATCGACTTCGGGGAGATCACGCGGGGCCTGATGAGCGACCGTCCGCCGACGGCGATTGAGAACGGCGGGCTTTCGGTCGCGGACAACATCATGCTGGACGACGGCGTGCTGTCCAAGACGCCGGGGTATGCGCGTCTCTCCAAGACTCTCCCGATGGATCACGCCTTCAACCTGGACGGCGGGTTGCAGTACTGGCGCGGGCGCACGATCGGGACCGCGAGCTTGGTTGCCCTGAACGGCTCCGCGTGGACGCTGGATGTCATCTTCAAGATCGACGCTTTCCCGAGCGAGCAGAGTTCGACCGGCGAGAAGGCGGTGTTGCTCTACAAGGGGTCCGGCGCTGCGGCTGCGGCTGACGCGGGGACTGGTGACCTGGACTGGCAGGCGTACATCGCTCCGTCGTCCGGGCAATACTTCATCACGTTCCAGTTCCGCGAGGCTGGTGGCGGCACGATCAAGTCGGTTACCGACGTGACGGCGTTGTCGCTGAACACCTACTACCAAGCGACGATCACCTACTCGGGTGCGTTGCTGGCGATCTTCGTCGGGCCGTCTGCGAGTGCTGCGCCTGGAGCCGCGACCACATCGTCAGCGTGGTCTGACACGGTTCGTGACGGAGCGAACGACTTCCTGGTAGGCGCGTCCGCGCGGAGTTCTCCGACCCGGTTGGACGACGTGGTTCAGTACCCGTTCACCGGGGTCATCCAGGAGATCCGGTTCTGGAACGATGACCGTAGTGCTGGCGAGGTTTCGACGTATTGGGGTCGGCAGCTAACGAGCGCGGAGCAGACTTCCGAGACGGAGTTGATCGCCTACTACCCTCTGACGCTTGGGTCCGTGACGCTTGGGTTTACGGCTCCGAGCAAGGGGACGGCTGGTAACTCGTCCTCGGCGTCAAACGCTCCGTACCTGAAGTTTGAGCCAGTGGACTTTAGCCTGACCACCGGTTCGTACTACAACGGCTTCTTAGACGGTAAATCGTACGGGCTTTCCCCGGCGACTCCGATCGTCTACCGCAAGCAGATCCCGAACGAGGACGGCGAGTTCCCGGCTCCGGTCTACATGAGCGTGACGATTCGGCTGAAGCTGAATCAGGCCACGTCCCGCGCGACGTTGTTCCACTACGTCCACTGTCCGACGGCATCAGATACGACGGACCACAACTTCACGAACACGACCGCGACTTCCACGAGCATCACGAGCACGCCTACCGGGCAGATGCTGCTGGAGCTTTTGGACGACGCCGGAACGATCAGGTTCCGCGCGGTCGCGTGGTTCAATAACACGTCTCCGGCAGAGCGTTGCGCGTCGATCGTGAGTGCTGGTGCGGCCTCAGTCGGAACCGACTACACGGTGACGATGGGCGTGGCGTACACGGGGACGATTTACCTGTACGTCAACAGCGCTTCCGTGGTCACGGGGTCGATGGCGAGCATTGACACGAGCGACTATTCCCCGAACACGCCCGCGACCGGAAGCCTCGATCCGACCAAGTACGTCATGTCGATTGGTCGTTCGATCAACACGACGCAGCAGACGCCTGACGGCGTGGACGTGACCTACAACCTGTCGCGGTCTTTGTACGCGGAGATCGGGCAGGTTGTGATCGCGCAGCCTCCGGGAACGTCTACGTTCGCCACGATCCACAAGTACGTCCAGAACAACACGCTGACGCGGGACACGGTTTCGTCGTTGGCGATGCCGATCATGTCGGCTTGGAACCTTGGGACCGCGAGCATCGGGATCATCGAGGACTTGGGGCTCACGTCGAACACGTTGAACTACAAGTACGACCCCGACTTCACGCTGGCGCACACGACGGTCACTACGAACTCGATCAGCAAGCCGCGCGGGATCTTCGACCACTTCTACCGGACCTCGGCTGGCGAGCAGCACGTTTACGTCGCGGTCACGGACGGAGCGGCCTACACGTTCGACGTGAGTACCGGGGCGCTGACGCTTCTGGGAGACGGGCTGCGGAACGACAACGGGAACCGCGCTACCGCCATGCGGTGGGTGGACGCGCTGATTCTGTGCTTCGGCGGCTACGGTCACAACCACCACATCTGGAAGGATCAGGTCTACCGGCTGGACATCGTTCCGCCTACGGGCGTGATTCCGTTCGGGCTGACGAATCAGAACGGCGAGGAAGCGAAGCTCGGCACCGGGAAGTACCGCTACACGTTCACGTTCTGGAGCGGGTTCATCGGGAAGCGGTCCCCGCACGGGCCGATCGTCGAAGTGGACGTGAAGGTCGAGCGTGCGAACATCGCGTTCGGCGATCAGGCCGAGATCAATCAGACCTACGCGCAGTCGGATGAGGCGAAGAAGATGCCTTACGACGTGAGCGGGTTTGCGGCGATCCAGCGCGTGAAGATGGCCGGGTGGCTGAACGGCACGGAGTCCGGGCCGACTTCGAGCGACCCGCAATACGACAAGCTGTTGATCGTGACCAACGGTTCCGGCGCGGTGAACAACTCCTACTACGAGGACAACGAGGCGATCACGTTCGAGGAGCTTGACGATCACGTCATCGACCGTTCTACCCGCGTGTTCGTGGAGCGCACGGTCAGTGACAGGTTCCGGTTCAAGTCGGCGTACGCCGGTTCCAACGCACGCCTGACGATGGACGACACGGGAACGATCTTGTCCTCGGCCAACGGGTTCGAGTTCACGACGGGGCTTCCTGCGACGTTCTCCGGGACTGGCGATTCCAGCCACGGACTGGTTCTTCCGCGATCGTCCGACAAGCAGGTCACGCATCTGGAAGTCTGGCGCACGTTGGCGAACGACTCCGACTTCCGGCTGGTGGCACGGCTTCCGAACGGAGCCACGGGGTTCGTGGACGCTCTGGAGGACGCGCTAAACACCGGGGAGATCCTGGACGTTGCGGACGGAGCGCCGCCGCCCGTGAAGTTCGTGACGGAGTTCAACGGTCGTGCGTTGTTCACGCTGGACGACAACAACCCGTCGTTCGCGTACTTCTCCAAGATTGGCGAACCGTGGAACGTGCCGCCACAGAACGTGGTGGATTTCCGTGACGGTTCGACAGCCGAGATCACTGGCGTTGGCCGTACCGAGAACTCGGTTGTCCTGTTCAAGAATGACACGACGTTCGTGCTGACGCCGACGGCGAGCACGCTTGCGCCGTTCGATGTCCAGGTGCGTACCCGCGAGAGCGGTTGCGTGTCCCCGTACGGGATCGTGAACGTCAACGACACGCTGTTCTATCCGGGAGAGCTTGGCTTCTACTCGTTCGACATGAGCTTCCCGCAGCGCATCTCGCGGTTCATCGACCCAACGTGGCGGGATCTTGGTCCCGGCGCTCGTGGCGGGATTGTCGGTATCCACGACCGTTCGAACAAGCAGATCATCTGGTTCTATCCAGTAACTGACATCTCTCGCTGCGACAACGCAATCACCTGGAACTACGAGGTTGGCGGCGACGACTCAGGCAACCGCTACGGGTGGGCGACTCTTTCCGGGCTCCACGTCAGGTTCGCAAGCATCGTTCAGGGCACGGACAACAACGACATCGTGTTCCTGGTGGACTCGTTCGGCCACATCTACCAGTGGAACAGCGGCAACAACTTCGGTCCAGGAACGTTCACCGCGACTGGACCGCTGGCGGTCACGTCCGGTGGTGCTGGAACCGTCGTCATCCCGAAGGTCACGAGCTACACGGACATGCCGCGTGGTTACGAGGGCTTGTTCCTGACGAAGGTGACGCCTGCGGGAGTCCGTGAGTCACGGCTTGTGATCTTGGATTCGCTCGGCGGTACTACGACCACCTGCACGATGGCTTCCAACTGGACGACGCCGCCGACGACTTCGGACGTGATCTATGTCGGGTCGATCGAGATGGACGCCACGTTCGGGGAAATCTCTCCCGCAGCGCGTGAGATCGTCCACCTCTGGACCGACACGTTCTTGCGGCAGACTGCGCCGAGCGTGTCCGCGACGTTCGAGTTCCGGTTCCAGGGCAAGGGCGGGATGGCTGCTAACGAGCGCAGCCAGCAGTCCGTGACGATCTCGAATCAAAAGACGGACATCAAGTTCGCGTCATCGTGCTACGGGCGGAGGTTGATCCCGCGCATCACGTCCTTCGGTCCTGACAAACCGGTGGTCATCCGGGACTTCACGATGATGCTGGACGAGTTCACGCTTCCTGGCGAACAGAACTACGACCCGGTGACCTGATGACGCGATTCGGACGAGTGCCGCCACCTGAGGATTCAAGCCGCCGCGACAAGCGCCGGTATGACCGGTTGATCCAGGACCAGACGGACAAGCGACTGGTGAAGCTGGAGGACAAGAGTGACGCGGAGATCGAGTTCTCAAGCGCCGGGATAGACCAGGAGATTCGGATTTCGAACAGCCTGGACTTCGTGCCGAACCGCTTCGAGATCGTGAGTTCTGACGGAGCCTTCGTGGTCGGCAAGTCTCGCGGTACACTGTCGGACGAGGACTTCATCTACCTCACAACCGACGCTGATTTCGGCACCAAGTTCGTAGCAAGGTTCTGGAGGACGTAATGGCTGGATTCGACGTTTACGAACCGAACTACAAGCACTTCGGCAAGGGTGGCGTTGGTCTGTACCGCAACTTCCTGACGCGCCAGCTTGGCGGTCAGGGCGGCTACAACACCGAGCAGCTTTACCGCAATCAGGCGTACCGCGACCTCGGGCGTCAACAGAGCAACGCGACCATGAACGCGCGGCAGTCGATGCTGTCGTCGTTCGGCGGGCTCAATCCGACCGGGATGGATTCCGCGATCCGTTCTCAGATTGCGTTGGATACGCCGTACGGAGCCGCCGACATCGGAGCGCGCGAAGCTGGCCGGAAGGCGATGCTTCAATCCGGTGGCGCTCTTGAGCAAAGCAAGCTGAACCAAGCGGCGTGGTACTCGACGCTTATGTCCAACCTGATGCAGGCCGCGCTGATGCAGCAGGGAATGAATCAGTTGGCTGCGCAGGGTGGAACCGATTGGGGTTCGATCCTTGGCGGGTCCGGTCAGTTCCTGTCGGGTGCGTCTCAGGCCAACAAGAACTTCCTGGGGTAAGACATGGGTTTCAAGGTCAAGCTCGTATCCCCGGACAAGATCCGTCGGAACCAGATGGCGCAGGACGTGTCGCGCGGCATCGGCTCGTTCCTCGGGTCTACGGGTGACGCCATGGCCCTGTCGGCACAGCGCCAAGCGGCGGAACAGGCTGGCGCTCAACTGAACCAGCAGCTTGGCTTGAACATCCCATCGAGCGTGTACGGGCAGACGAACCCCGGTGCGTTGCTTGGGATGATGGCGAACGCGCAGATGGCCGCTAAGGCGCAGTCGGCCCGGATGGAAGAAGCGAACCTGGAAGCTCGCGCTCGGATGGAAGCTGAAAAGCTCCGCATGATCTCGCAGCGGCAGGCCAAGCAGCCTTACTACGACTACCTCACGAACAAGTCTGCGCTCGATCAACAGAAGGCGCAGGCGGAACTTGCCGCGCAGGCGCAGACCGAAGCCGCGATCAAGAACGCTGGACTGACGCCTGGGCTTCCGACGGCACTCCAAGCGATTGAGCTTCGCCACAGGCTGGAAGGCGGTGGCGGCTCTCCCGGAAATCCGGCATGGGACTGGAAGCAGTCGGGGCTGACCGAAGGCGAGATGCGCCAACTCAACGACCGTGGCTACACGCCGTCCATTCTCGGGATGATGACGGAAGCGCAGCGCGGCGACGTTGCCAAGCAGGCGTTCGGAAGGACGCCCGGCAGCGCCCCGAAGATGAGCGATGCTCGGTTGAACATCGACACGCTCCGCGAGTCGGCGTGGAACATCGACAACATGCTGTACGGAACGCCTGACACCAACGGCGTCCGCAACCCGGCAGACAGCATCGACAGCAAGATCAACGCGGCGCAACGTGCTGGAGATCAGAACGCGGTCCAGGCGCTTACTCAGCAGAAGCAAATGCTCGAAGCCCGCAAGGCCGAGATGTACGACGCCGCTGGAGCGTACGAGGACATGCTGATGTCTGGCGGTTTCCAGGACGAAGGAAACGACATCGACTCGATTCTGAGCGAGCTTGGGATCGACGACGAGGAGTGACACATGGGCCTGCGGTCTGAACTGAAGTCTGCGCTCCAACAGGCCGCAGCGCAGGGGAAGATCAACCTCCGCAACAAGGGCGCGGTTGTTGGCTTCGTCCGCGACTACGCCACGCAGTACCGTGCGTTCAAGTCGAACCTCGCGCAGTCGGCGGCTACCACGGAATCGTTGCTGTCGCGCGGGATCTCGCCACAGGTCTACAGCAGCCGTGAGGCGTTGAGTGCGGCGCAAGCCGCCGATGCTCCGTCTGTCAGGCCGTCTATCGAAGGTCGCGGGTTGGTGCCTCCACGGGCACAGTTCAATCCTCCGTCGCCTGAACCTCGGACGATGGACGACCTACTGACCTCGTACACCCCGCGAGAGCAGCCGACTCAGGTTGTTCCAGAATCAGCGCAGGCTCCGGTTCTCGAATCCATCCACCGCATGGGGATCGGACTTCGCGCTCCGACTGACCAGGAAGCTGCGGTATCTGGTCGCGCTCCGTTCCTCCAGGTCGAGGCCGAAGAAGCACAGAAGATGTACGAGTGGTCGAAGGCCAACCCGAAGAAGGCGTCCGCCGCGCTGGCGACGTTCGAGGCTGGCGGGAACATGAGCTTCGGCGGCTCCGACCTCGCGCAGCGGCTGTCTGCTGGCCGTACTCCAGAGCAGCTTGCTCGGCTGAAAGCCGCCATGTCGCAGGGCGTCGAGGAAGGCGGCGGGGTGATGGCGAAGCACGTCATCCCAGGCGTGATCGGGGTTGCCGGGTTTGCGCCCACGCTTGTCGGCGGTGGCGGTATCGCACGAAGCCTTGCTGGCGGCTCTCTACCGAACGTAGCCCAACGTGCTTTCGGGCTTGGTATGGCCGGGATGGCGCAGGACGTGTTCACTCCTCCGCTCCGCGAGCTTGCTGGCGGTCCAGAGTCGGTGGAAGATCCGATGTTCCGCGCGGCACGCGGGTTCACGGGAGGCGCTTCCGCTGTCGCTGGTACGGCTGCGGGGAAGATGTTCCCAGGACTCAGCCGAGTTCCAACGATCATCGGCGGTGACGCGGCGGCGTCTGCGGCACAAGCTGCGGCATTCGCCCCAGAAGGTCGGCGCGGAGAAGCGGCGATCACTGGCGGTTTGTTCGGCGCTGCGGCGTCGGCTCTCGGCGCTCGCGGAGAAGCCGAATACCTCCGAAATCTGGAGGCGGAACGAATCAACCGTCTGGCGGACAGGAAGCTGCTGCCTGCGCCGGAGGCTCAGAAGCTGCTTCCCGCGCCGGAGACTCAGAAGCTGCTGCCTGAAGAAGCGGTCGGCCTGACTCCAGAACTTCGTGACCAGATGGCGCGTGCTTACGAGCTTCAGCGTCAAGCGCAGGAAGCTCCGATCCCGATGCCAGGGCCGGTGCAGGAAGCCCCGTTCACCAGGATTCCGCCGCCTGAGCTTCAGCCGAACCGATTCCAGGAACAGCGGATGACGTTCGAAGAAGAAGCGCAGATGCAGCGCCTGCGGGAAGCGCAGGATCTAGCTGCCCGCGCGCGTGAGCGCTCCGGGATGGTCGAGCCTTCGCCGGAGATGTACGGGATTGACCGCCCAACTCAGCATCCGATGTTGCCTGACATCGGTGGCTCTGGCGATCCTCCCATTGGGCCAAACCGCGCTCCGCCTCTTTTCCCCGAGAACGCATCGTCCGTTCGACAGGCGATCTCCACGCTTTCGGATGAGCAGATTCGTGACTTCCGGGAATCGGACGCCCGCGCCGTTGCTCAGAAGTTCGGCGTCCGCGACTACACCAAGGTCCTGGATTCCGTGGCTTCCGAGTTCGCAGCCCGGAAGGGCGCGAAAATCCCGGAAGGTACTCGCCAGGGTCGCGCGGAAGTCGTGGACCCGAAGACGCTGGAAGGCGAAGGCGTCCGCGAGATGTACTCCGGCATCCCCGTCCCGAAGGAGATCCGGGAACCGATCGGGGACATCGTAACCACCGCCGCTAAGGGCGTGGTGCGCGGCTACACCGACCCGGTTGGCGCACGGCGCGACGCCACCGCTGCCTACGAGAAGGCGCTTGACCGCGTTGCTCCTGCTCTGGCGAAGATGCCTGTCATCGGTCGTCTGTTCCGTGGCGCTGCCGCATCCCGCACAGGAGAGATGAAGGCGTTTCGCTCGTTCCAGGACAACCTCACTGGCGAAGCGCGGCTGAACGTCCAGAAGTTGTCGTCCACGCTTGCCGCGATGACTCCCGCCGAACAGCGCATGGCGCACTATGCGGCGGAACGTCGCACGCGAAGTCCGAACGCCAAGGTCGAAGAAGCGCGGTCCATGATCCAGGGTGTCGCGGATGATGTCGCCGACGAGTACGTCCGCGCGAAGATCCTGCGACCGGAGACGGTGCGCCAGTATCAGGTTGAAGGCCAGCAGGGCTACGTCAAGCGCATCCCAGGAGCCAAGGCGTTGAAGGACGCCATCGCTCGCGGGATCATGCACGGAGTCCGTGAGGCTGGTTCCTCGGTTGAGCCGAAGACCAACGCCGAGCGGATCTACCACGACGCCAACCTTGCGAAGCGTGCAGAGTCGATCGAGGCTGAAGTCGAGTCGATTCGATCTGGCCGTAAGCAGATGACGTTGGAGCAGGCGGAAGCGCTCGGCTACAAGATCGGCGCTGGCCCGCTCATGGCGACGATGAAGAACGCCGCCAAGAACAACGTGGTCCTCAAGACCATGCGCTATGTCCACGAGAAGATGCCGACGCATTGGCGCGAGCCGCCTGCGAAGCCAGAAGGCGCTGGCGACAATTGGAAGCCGACTGAGCCGCCCGGATGGCGACTCGCGGAAGGACTCGGATGGGGCGTACTGAACGGCAAGCTCATCCGCGCTGACGTGTTCGGGGACATGCAGCACGTCGCCAACCCGCGTGAGTCCGGGTGGTGGAAGCTGGCCGAGACGGTGAACCGGATCGTCAAGACCGGTGCCGTGTTCGGTGCGCCGAGCTTCTACGTCAAGACGCAGATGCTGCTGAACTCGCTGACGAACTCGATCGTGATGCCTCCAGAGAGCGTGCTTCCGTCGATCGTGAAGTACGGCAAGGCCTACAAGCAGTTCGTCCAGACTGGTGAGATGACTCCAGCCATCAAGGCGCTGGTGAAGCTCGATCAACTCACGTCCTCGCGTTTGATCCAGGAGATGGAAGAAGGCGCGGATCGTGGGTCTGTCGGGGCCACCGACTACCGGGACATTCCTGGTGGTAAGGGCTACTTTGGCCGGGTGGGCGAGAACTTCGGCATGGAGTCTGCGCGGCGGGCCGACCTCGCAGAGACGCGCCCAATCTCCGACGAAGCTGCTGGAGGTCGTCTCGCCTACCACGCGGCTGAGAAGATCCAGGCCGTGATCGACCTGATGCAAGGCCTGGACGCTGCCAAGGCGGCTGGCCTTGACACGACGCAGAACAAGCCTGGACTCCGCGCCAAGCTCTCGATGGAAGGTCTGATGGACCTTGCCTCGATGCAGGACAACTTGTTCAAGGTGGCGCTGGCTGAGTACCTCGTCGAGAACGGCCCCGGCGCTGCTGGTGCTGGTATCGGTCGCTTCATCAAGCGCAAGCTCGGTAAGGGAGGCTCGCAAGGGCTGACGCCTGACGAAGCCGCCAAGGTGGTCCGCGACTTCTACGACGTGCGCGAGGCCCCGAAGGCGCTGCGCTATGTCGCCAACGTCCCGGTCGTCGGACAGGCGTTCATCCGTTGGCCGTACCTCTACGCGCGGAACCTGCTCGCCAAGGGCTACGGTGCGAACAACCCGCTCATGGGATTGCTCTACATGGCTCCGGTCGCAATCCTCACGGGTGCGTACGCTGCCTCTACCGGCAAGTCGGACGAGGAGATCGAGGAGATGCGGAAGGCTGCTAACGCATCTGAGACGAGCGCCCCAATCTCGGTTGGCGGCAAGACGTTCTTCTTCGAGGTCGCTGACCTGGACGCGCTACGCAACGCGATCAAGGCTGGCGCTCCCGGCCTCGGCGTCAAGCCCGGTCCTGACGGTGGCGCTGGCCGCGTGGCACGCGGGATCTTGGGCAATAACCCGCTCGGTCGCTACGCCTACCAGCAGGCCACCGGACGTAGCACCTACACCGGCAAGGTGGACCAGAACGCTTCCGCTATCCCGCCGCTGCCGTTGCCGTTCTTCTCGGGCGGTATGAAGCTCGCGGAGCGTGCCTTCAAGCGCGAGGACATGCTGAAGCAGGGCCGTATTCCGCCTGAGACGGAAGGGCAAGAACTCATCAACTTCTTCCTCGGCATCGGCCTGCGGGCTGTCCCCGACAAGTCCTCACCGCGCTACTGGAACAACGTGCGGATGTGGGAGTCGCGGGAAGCGCAGCAGGAAGCCTGGGACGAAGGCGCGCGGACGATGGAGATGCCGGTTCCGCAGCGCAAGCCAAGGATCATGTTGAAGCCCAAGCGGATGCCGAAGCACAAATGAACGTCGTCCACCTGAAGCCCCAATGGCCGCTGTCGCTACGCCGCTGGATCATCGGCTACCACAAGCTCGCGGTTCAGTTCGTGAACACGTCCTGCGGCATTGAGCCTGCGCGTGCCGCGAACATCCGGCGTACCGGGATTGCCACGGACGCCGAGATCGAGGCTCTACGTCGGTTCTTCTCGTGCTCGCGGGAGACGATCACTGAAGCTCTGGAGGCGGCGAAGCGTCACCACCACGAGCTTTCTTTGCTTTCGTAGAGCGGACTTCGCGGGCGCTGCCTGCGAGTTCCTGGAGAGCTTCCAGGTCATCGTCGGTCATCTGCTCGAACAGCGCCTTCAAGTCTCCGGGCGTGAGTTCGCGGCCTGACGGCTTCTTCTCCGCGAACATCTTCAGCAGGTCTTTCATCAGGTTTAGGCCGATCTCCGCGACTCGTGGATCGCCCTTCCACTTATTGACCGCGCCGCACTCTGAGCATTTCAGGAACCCGTCTACACCTCGGTCCACGATGGTCGAGATCAAAGGCTGGAACGATTCCGCGAGATACGACGCGCCAGCCCACACGGACTTGCGGACTGCTGCGGGTAGTTCCTCCGGGTTCCCGGACTTGTCGAAACGCACTGCGTCGCTCATCAGAAGCTCGTCGTCTCGCACCACGAAACTTCAACCTGCACGATGCCGGTTCCGGCAGCAGGCCACACGGTTCGGTTACGCAACACGAACCCCTCATTCTGCGACAGGACCAGCGGGTGTTCGCCACGTCCCATGTCGGCTTCGAACAGCAGCGTCGGGTCATTCACGCGCTGTTCTTCCGTGCCAGCGGCGGGGTTCACGCGCTGCGGGTCGCCAATGCTCTGTGCGATTGCCGAACCATCCAACGTGGTCAGCGCAGTCAGAGCGGCGGTCGTGGCGATACGCACGTCCGTAGCACTTAGCAAACTTGAGCCCATCGTCGATCGCAGCTTCGAAAACGCCGTGATCGCGGTTCCGCCACCACCAGCGGAAATGCTCGTGGCCTTGAGCATGTCGAACCCGAAGTCCGTGAGCGTTGCCGCCGTGAACGCCGTGAGAGCTTGAAACGACAGCTTCACGCGACTGACCACGCAGAGGCGCGTGGCATCAGCCCATCGGAACGTGAACAGTTGCGCGTTTGCTGCGAGCGCAGCGGCGATGGTGCCGGATGTCGCAGCTAGGCGGTAATGCCCGAGCGTCGAGTGCGGGGTTGGTTTCAGCGCGACGTGTCCAGGAGATCCGTCCTGGATTCCAACGCCCATGAGTAGCCCAGACGCGCCGCCTTCAATGATCGCCATGCTTCACCTTCAACTCAGAACCATGTATTGGAACTTCACGTTTCCTCTGACCTTTCCAAGCCTAACCACATCAGTCGTGCCGTCTAGCATTCTGGTGGTGTCGGACGTGGACCTGACGCTGCCGCCATTTGCCACGACGCGCCTGCTGACGACGATCTCGGGAGTGCGCCAGAGGACGGTCACGGTCCCAGATCCTGGGACAGCAGACGACACGAGCACGGGCTGCATTTCAGCCTCGTCCGCAAGCGTGCCCTTGCCGGTGTACGGTCCAGGCGCTTGCCACATGATGATCTTGGATGTTGCCGACACGGCGGCGTCGGCGAACGAGAACCGTCCTGCCGTGGCTTCTGTGGCACCAAGATCCTGTTCGATCTCGGTAGCAGTCGCCCCGGTTGGTACTGGTCCACCGTCGGCGATGAGCTTCCCGGTAGTCCCGTCGAACACGGCGAGGTTGCCGCTGACAGCCGATCCTGGACCAACCACGTCACCGCTACCACTACCGCTTGGGGTGTCCCAAGTTCCGTCACCACGCAGGTAGGTAGTGTTGTCGGCGGTCCCGGTGCCAAGCTGGTCAGTCGGAACTAAACCGTCATCGGCAAGGCTCGGATACCCGCCCGGTTGTCCGCGCTCCACCAAGCGTTGGAACACCTTCCCGAGTTCCCTGACGCGGGCCTTCTTGACACGCTTGTCCTCGTGCAGCTTCCTCTCGAAACGTGTCCTAGCCATGCGGCTCCATTTCTGCCGTGATGCGTGCCGCGATCTCGCGGCCTGCGGATTCTACCGCAATCGCGTGATCCTTGTTCTGGCCGTCCATGAACGCACCCATCGCTACTTGTCGCGGGTTCGGCCAGGACGACACGCACGACTCCAGGAAGTTTGCGATTGCGTCACGGTCCATGTCGGAACGCAACATCCGCACGGCTTCCCGGACGTTGAACGGCATGTAGACGACGTTGATCCAGGTTTGAACGCTCACAGGTACCTCTCGAAGTTGTAGACGAGTGCCTTCTGATCCAGGGCCAGGACGTACCGCGCAACCGTGATGCTGTTCACGGTCTGGAGCGTTTCCATCCTGATCCGAGATCCACGGTCATGCGACTTGACGATCGTGCGGTCGATGTTCGACGGCGGCGTGCTGTCCCACGGAATGACCTGTCCGTCCAACGGACCTCCTCGCAGGGTCAGCTTGAAGCGGGACGCCACTTGCTTTCTTGATCCGACCAATCCTTGACCTCCAAGATTCGACCGCACACGTCACAGAGCCGCGCGGTCTGCGCCTGCCCTCCTGGGTGCGGTCTGGTGATGATGACGTGCCGACCTTCTCCGTCGCAATGCTCGACGTTCAGGTAGGCGTTCAAGGCGTTCTGCGCCGACTTGTGCCAGCGTTGAACGACCTCCCACGACTCCTGGTAGCTCTGAGACGAGAACTCGTTAGCAGCGACGGCGTGGTACGCGACAGCGACCTGATACGGGGTCGGCCAGTGTCGAACGAGAGACGACAGGAGATCCGCGACTTTGGCTTTGTCGCAGCCCTTGCTCCGCAGCATGTTGATGGCGAGGACCACGACCGGCCACGCTTTCGCAACCGACCGAAAACCCTCATCTACGGTGCTCACTGGAAACACTCCGGCAGATCGTCGGTCACCTGCCACTCGGGCTCTAGCGACGGACGGAACGTGAGGCTGTCGTAACGTTTACGGAGATCGCCACCCTTGCTCCAGCGCCGCCATTTGTAGGGGCCGCGAGTCGGGATGTATTCCCGGTGGTAGATGATCCAGTCCTTGCCACCTGTCTGAAACGCCCAGGATGACGGACGGATGGAACGCTTGGCGTCGTGGAGCGGGATTGAGTTGTAGTAGGCAGCGAACGCTTCCAGCCCGCAGGCTGGACACCAGACCCGCAGCACCCACCCGCGTTCCAAGTCGAACCACGGGTGGGTAGCTGTTGATCTTCGATGCTCAAAACGGAGCGTCGTTCGCGCCACCTCCGTCGTTGGCGTTGGGAGGACCGCCACGTCCAGGGACGGTGCCAGGACCGCCTTCACTCGCTCCGGTGTCGTTGTCGTAGGCGACACGGAACGCCTTCACCGAGAAGGCCTTGAACGTCGTGTTCAGTGACCGGGCACCTTGCTGTCCCTGGCGCTCGTACTGATCGACCTCGCCTTCGACGATGACGTGATCCTTCTCGTTGATCGTGGGCCAGCCGTACTTCGGCTTGAACATGGTCACCGGAAGGAACAGCGACTTGCGGTTCTCGCGGGAACCCTTGCCGACGCGGACGGTGAACTCCATGAGTTCGGTCCCGTTGGGGAGCGCCTTCACGCGAGGCGCTTGGTCCACGACACCCATGAACTCAAACTTGGCTTTGAACGGCATTACTTGGCCTCCATCTCACACAGGGCTTCGTTCAGAACGCGAAGCTCGAAGTTGCGGTAGTTGTTGGGGGCGTCGGGCTTCAACGAGAAACCGTGACGCTCACCCACATCCGACAAGAACTCAGCGCCGCCGGGCGTCTTGGCGATGCGCGTAGCCGCCGACATGGCGCGTTCGTGGAAATCGTCCCACGTCTGCGCCGGGACGAACTCGACGACCTTGGCCTGCGCGGGCGGCAACGGCGGCGGGGTCTTGGGAAGCGGAGGACCGCTACCCCACTTCTTGGCCGTCGGTTTCTTGCTGTCCGTGATCGAGTTGCCGTCCGTGCTGTTGGCGTCGTCGTCCTCCTCGCCAGCGATCCCGAGGATGCCGGTGATGGAGTAGCGGCGCAGGTAGGTGATGGCCGACCCGAGTTCCTGCATCTTGTCGGGACGGGCGCACGGGATCGAGGACTCCAGGAACTGCCCGGACTTGTGGAGCAACGTCGTCGTCACCGTCACGCTGTCGCCGTCGCCGGTCGAGGACTGGACGATGGACAGACCGTGCTTCGCCAGGATCGGACGCACGAGGTTCAGGATCTCGTTCAGTTCCGCGTACTTGAACTTGTACGAACCCTTCTGCCCGGCAACCGTGACCTCACGCGAGAACACGGGGTTCGCAACGTCACCCTGGAATGCGGACAACGCCGCAGCCAGTTCATTGATCTGCTCGGACTTGTTCACAGCAACGCCTCCTTGTTCGCGGTAAACCGCATGGTTTCGATCTCCACCGGAGCGAGCGACGACATCCACCGCTCGACATCCGCAGCCGCCTCGGGGTACTTCTCTCGCAGGAAGTCCAACACCTTCTTCGCGCTCGGCGTCGTCGGCCTGGACGACGTGGTGACGTAGAGCCGTCCGGCGTCGGACTTGATCTCTCCGTTCGTACGGACCTCCAGCTTCACCGAGTCGATGAAGCTCTCCAGCTTCTTCTCCATCGCCTTCGCCAACTGGACGTAGGCCGGGAGCGATTCACGGGTCATCGAGCCTTGTTGTCCGAGGATCGCCGGAACCTGCTTCATCCGTTCCAGCAGGATCGGGCACGTCGTCGCGCCGGGGCAGTAGCGGCACCAGTCCCCGAAACGGTACTGGCGACGTTCCACCGGCAGGGCTTCCTGCGCCAGCGCGGCTTCGCCGACTTCCCGGATCGTGTTCCGTACCGCTACCGGGTCGATCTCAGCCCACGACCAGCCATCCTCGCCGCCCATAAGCGGGTTGAAGATCGCGGCCTTGACCGGAGGAACGACCAGCGCCATCCCCCACGCAGCCGCCGCGTAGCCGGGAACCTGGAGACGTTCCGTGATCGTGGCAGCGTCCGTCCGGGACTCCGTGAACTTGTAGTCCACCACGAGGTTCGTGTCCTGGACGATCAGGTCAGCCGTCCCAACCACGTCGAACGTCTCGTACTCCATCTTGACCGGATGTTCGGTCAGCGCCGACTGCGGCGGGACGTACCCGCAGCCGACTACGGGCTCGCGGATCTTGTCGGCGTCCACTTGCCACTTGGCGGCAAGCGCGGCGTAGTTCACCAGCGCCGGATCTTGAATCCGTGCGACTTCCGACATGGCTTCGTGGCGAGCGGAGCCGAGCGCCGAGTCGTCGGACCCGGACGACGGCTTGCCCTGCGACTCCAGGTACGACGCTGGACATGCCGCGATACGGTCGAGAGCGGAGAAGCGGATCGTGGGTTTGGTCATTTCCGTTCCCCCACATGCTCCGAGTACCACGCATCCAGCGCGATACGGAGGTCGGTGCTGTCGAGTTCGGGGTCGCAGACGTACGAAGCCACCAGACGCGCGAGCGTCCAGCGTGCGCCGCCGTCACCTTCCAGCGTGCGGTCTACCGCGCACGAGGCGAGGCATTCGACATCTTCTTGCTTGAGCGTTGGCATATACCCTCCAGGTGAATCTCCCGCTGCTTCTTCGACATCGACCGGACGACTGCTTTCGTCAGGCCGAAGTGTTCGGCCAAGCGTTCCACTTCGGAAGGCTTGCCGGAGTAGGACCGTTCTGCGGGAAGCGCACGGCCCCTGAGAATCGCTGACAACCTCGGGCGCTGGATCTCCGTCGCTTGTGCGACCGCCGCGTAGCCGCCGCCAGGACGGATGCGGCGCTGGAAGATCAAGTCGTCCCACGTCTCGATTTTCATGGAGATGGAAATATCACGAGTGACAAAGTTGGTCAACAGGAAACCGCCAACTTTCCGTCGAAAATCACTCACGGGACAGCGGCACTACGCGCGGCGTCAGCTAGCGCCTGCGCTGCTTCTTGGATCTTCGCGCGTGCGTCCGCGCGGTCCTGGACTACGGCGCTAAGGTCCACGTCAGACGCCCAAGTGAACTCCACCAGCGTCCCGTCTGGGGCCTTGTACGTCCCGGTGACGTAGCACTCGCCGCCGAGCCATGAGCGGTCGATGCGACCCGTCACAATCCCGGTAGCAGGGTCGCGGGTGACCTCGATAACCGTCTCTGGGGACGCGCAGCCGACGAGCAGGAGAAGGATCAACGATCGCGCCATGCCCACCATCCTCCAAGTCGGACGCCAAGCCACATTGCCCACCGGGTGAAGAACCCGACCCCGGACTCTTTCA